TATCTGCCGGATATTGGCGCAGAGATCGGCGTGTGGTCGGTCGATAAGCCGATCAACTTCAAGTCTTTGGAAATCTGCTCTGCGTGGATAGACGAAGCGCAGGCGTGGTCAAAGGATGCGTACGATAAGGTACTGGGCCGACTCCGCGGCACGTACACGCAGCGTCAACGCTACCCCGAGATGCCGCTGCAGTTGTGGATTACGGCAAACCCGCCGCATCGGATGAGTCATTGGCTTGTCGATTTGACGACAAAACCGGACCCGAAAACGGGCCGCCCGCCAATCACTCTCTTTAACGCCTCTACGTACGACAATCCGTTTCTCTCGCAGGACTACATCGACCGTATGGAAGCGATGTACGACCCGGAGATCGCGGAGATCGAACTAAAGGGCAAATACGGCGACATTGGGCACGGCAGAATTTGGCGGCGGTTCTCGCGCGCCAAGCATGTGCTCTCGCCGGCTGAAGCGATGAAGCGCGGACTTCCTCCGCTGGAGTGGGACCCGTCCCTCCCGGTGTGCTGGAGCCATGACTTCAATATCGACCCGCTCTCTAGCGTATTGTTCCAGTGGCGCCGAGTCACCCTGAATGGCTATCAAAAGGACGTGATGTACGTCCTGGACGAGATGCGGATTCGGGATTCCATCATTGATACGGCTGTCGATGAGTTTCTGAACCGCGAGGCGGCACAGGTTGCCCGTCGTAGTGGTTTGATTCTGTACGGTGACGCTTCTGGTAACACGCAGCGCAATCGGCAGACCGGAAACACGGACTTCGCCACGCTGAAGAACCGCTTGGCCCAAGCCGGATACGTCGGCGAGGCGCGCATCAAGAAGCAGAATCCCGAGAAAGACGCGCGGTTTAAGGCTGCCAATCGGATGTTGGAAAACGCCAGGGGTGAACTTGGCGTGGTTATCCATGAGCGATGCCGGTATCTTCCGCAAGATTTAGAGCGGATGTACTACAAGCCCGGAACGTCCGAGGTGGAAGTGCCGAAGGTTGTAGACGGCGATCCATCCAGTCTCATCACGCACTTAGCGGATTCGTGGTCGTACCCGATCGAGTATGAGTATGCCGCAGCGAGGCCGCTGCCTGTGTAATTTAGGGAGTTTGCGCTTTGGATTTTCTTGAATTTTCCAAGCGCATCGCCAACACGCAGAGCCCTCGCTGGAGCCCGCGGCAGAAGCGCCTAGATGCCTACGCTCGCGCCCTGCGCGGTAAGATGTACGACCATCTCCCGGCGCCGTTCTCGCAAGAGCGCCGGGATGCGTTCGCGTCCTATTCTGGCAACCGTTTACTTTTAGACGAGCGCCGCGCGGCGGTTCAAGACCGCCTCCCGCTCGAACTGACCCGCGATCTTGTCGGGATGCTGTTCGGCGAAGCGCATCGTCCGACGATTCTCGCCAAAGACGACGAGAACACGTCTACCTGGATTCATGCGTTCATTGAGGACGCGGGATTTTGGCTGACGCTCATTCAGGCTACGTGGTCCGCCGCTATTGGCTCCGGCTGTGTGGTGCTCCGCGTCCTGGGTGAGACTGAAGATGTAGACGGCGAGCAGATTCCCAAAGGCGCCGGCGCGTTTCAGTTTGAGGTCTGGTCCGCGGTCGAGTGCCGTCCGGTATTCAAGCGGACATCTCCGAACGAATTGGAGAGCATAGAGCGGACGTACTTCGTTAGTGAGGATGCGCTTCGCGCTGACGGCTACGATGTGGATACGCTCGCGGCTGAATGGGAAGCGAAGAAGATCAAGCGTCCCCGGCAGAAGAAGGGCACGCAAGCGATTCTCGGCTCGGCGGGTCAGGATTGGGCACTTCGTCTGATCATCGACGCGAACGAAGAGAAGTGGTTTCTTCCGGTTCCGCGCTGGATCTATGAGCGCGCGGACTGGAAAGACTCCGAATGGATGTCCGACGAGGTTCGTTCGTTTAAGCACGACTTGGGCGAGGTCCCCGCGCGCTGGCTGCGACCTCTGCCGATCGATGCGGACGACCTGTTTCCCGACGGACAGTGCATCTTCGCGCCTGTTATCGACCATCAGTTTCGCATTGACCGAACCCTCTCGCAGATTGGCCGCGCATTTGACTATGCCGGCGACCCGCAGATGGTGCGAGTCAAGGGCAACGGCCAAGGCGGCACGTTTGGCGAGATTGAGGAAGTAACCGCAGTCGGCGGCACGGCTTCCGATATGGTCGATGTCGGTGAGAACGGCGATGCCAAGTTTGTCGAGATCAGTGGCGATGGACTTCGGGTTGCCATCGAAACGTACATCCGTACGCTTCGCGACGTAGCTCGCGAGGCTGGCGCGATGTCGCGGATTACTCCTGACTCCAAGAGTAACACGCAGCTTTCCGCAGTAGCGATGAAGATGCTGAATTTCGCGCAGATTACGCTGTGCGACATTTTGCGAATCACGCTTGGCGAGCAGGGCGCCATTCCGATTCTTCGGCTGGCAATGCGGATGTCCGAAAAGGTCAATGTTGCGCTGCCGGCGCTCAAGAATGCCGTCAAGCCGAACCCTGACGCCAAGATCGAACTGTCATGGCCGGATTACTACCCGCTCCACGGACAGGATAAGCTGTTCGAGGTGCAGGCGACGGCGCAAGCGGTCGAGAGCGGTCAGATTTCCGAAGAAACGGCTGTCGCAAATACGGCACCGATGTTCGACGTACAAAATTCTGCGGACGAGTACAAGCGTGTTCAATCCGACCGTGCGGCCGCTGATGAGCGCGCCCTGGATCAAGCAATAGCCACGGCGGCTATTACTGCCAAGTCGCAGCTCAATATCTCAGAGTCAGAACCGTAGGGCGAGTGATTCGCCTAGAAAGTAAGGAGCGATTCCTTTTGCGTACCCTTCTTGTTCCCGCCTGGGTCCTTGCGCTGTTCGATGGCGACGACCAGGCCGGCGATTCCAGCGATAACCAGGGCGCTTCCCGTAGCGATGCCCGTACGGATTCCCGTAATGACCGGAGCGATTCGCGCGGTGATGCGCGAGACACGGCATCCGACCGTTCCCGCTTTGACTCCGAGCAGTCTGAGCGAATCTACAATGCGCTGGAAAAGCAGCGCAAGCAGACTAAGGAAGCCGAGCGCGCGGCCAAAGACGCCAAAGCGCAGATAGACGAATTGGCACCGAAGGCCGCGATGGTCGATGTTATGGTGCAGCGTGCTATCCGCCTGGAGGCCCGCGATGCTCTGCGTGAAGCCGGCGTGCTTCATCCTGACGTTGTGGACTTGTTCCTGGCAAAGTCGCCCGAAGTCAAGATTGACGACAAGACGGGCGAAGTGGTCGGTATCTCCGATTCACTTGCAAAATTCAAAGTCTCGCACGCGCCGCTGTTCAAGTTGGTCGATGCGAAGGCGGATGATAAAGCCGACGACAAGGCTGCTGACGACAAGAAGGCAGACGACAAAAAATCCGACGATAAGAAGGCCGATGATGGCAAGGCTGACGATAAGAAAGCCGACGACCAGAAGCGCAATGCGACCGCAACGGGCAGAACGCCCGCGGGCCAAAGCGGCGGCACGAACAACAGCGGATTGCCTGACCTTCGCGGGATGACCCCCGCGCAGCGTAAAGCGGCGATCACCGCCTATAAACAAAGTTTGAACGTCCAGTAAGGTCGTTCTTTCGCGATCTGCGACGGGTCGCGCGAATCTCGGTTTTGGCCCGCGAGGGGCCGTTTATTCATTACCCGGCACCCGCGACGGGCTGCATTGGGCAAGAGCAACACTTTTTTACGCAGTAAAGGATTGATACACGAATGCTCAAGCAGCATACCGTCGTGTTGCCTGCGTACGTGCTCGCGTTGTTCAGTGGAGACATCGCGCAGTTCCCGTCGCAGCTTCAACCGATGATTCAGTCGGGATACCTCGAAACTTCGTTCGAGGATTACCTGACGGCCAATAATGGCTACTGGGTCAACGCGGATACCGAATCGTTCCAACAGGAAGTATTCGAGAAAAACCGCGGTACGACCATCACCCGCACCCGTCCGGGCCTCAAGGCGCCGGTCGTCGTTTCGACCGATAACGCGGGCGCGCAGAACCCGCCCAACGACGGCATCACGCCTTCGGACTTCGCAATCGAACAGTACACGTTCGCCCCGTTTGAAATCTCCGATGGTATCGACCTCGATCTCATCGGCACGAACTTCGGCATCGTGGACCGTTTCGAGCATGACCTCAATGTTACGTATCACCAGGGTATGCAGTCGGTAGACTTGCTCGCCCGCGATACGTACATCAAGGGCTACGGTACGGCACACACGGTCGCTACGGGCACGGCTGCGGCCGGCACGGGCGTCACTCTGACCGTTGACGACATCCGCGGCTTCGATACCGCGATTACGGTCGGCGCCAGCTCGACCAACGGCACGGTTCAACCCGTGTCCTCGACCAACACGCTTCCGGCGACGGTGTACCCCGGTGGTTCCACCACGGGCTCGTTCTCGGTTACGATCACGGGCGCGACGGCGGATGGTACGAATGCCTCCAAGTTCGTGCTTGTCGGCGCGATGTACGGATCGCAAGGTGCTCCGGCCAATGCGCGCGGCAACGGCGTGTCCGGTACGCTGACGATGACCGTTCCGAGCGGCAAGAGCATTGCCGCAGGTGACGTTCTCGTTGCGGGCGATGCCCCGGCGCACATCTATGCGGGCGGCGTTCTGCACTACACGAAACTGGCTTCGGGCAACACGCTCGCTTCGGCGAACCTGCTCGATGCGGTTTCGACGTTGGAGAACAACGCGGTTCCGCACGCAGCGAACATGGATGGCGAGAACGAGGGTACGTATGTCGCCCACGTCGCTCCGTCCGTCATGCGTTCGCTGTTCAACGATTCCGACTTCAAGCAGGCGAACCAAACGCTGGGCCAGTCGGAAATCTACAAACGCGGCAAGGTCAGCCAATACCTCGGCGTCACGTTCCTTCCGAACACGAACGCTCCGCGTATTGCGCTCGCGGGTGGCGGTTTCGCCAACCTGACCATCGTCGCCGGCCAGGGCGCCATTGTGGACTCCTGGTACGCGGGCCTGGAAAACTGGGCCGCCAATTCGATGAACCCGGCTTACGTCGTCATGGATCGCGGTATCGCATTCACGCTGATGCCCGCCTATGCGGATCGCCAGGGTCGTCGGATTCACGTTGACTGGTTGACCATCCGCGATATGGTCTGCCCGACCGACGTTACGCGCAGCTCCGTCGTGCTGACCGGCACGGCTGGCCGTCGTGCGCGTGCGGTTGCGATCTGGACCTACAGCGCGACCTAAACCCCGTGAGGGGCGTGGAGCAATCTGCGCCCCTCTCCTCTTTGTAGAAAGATGGACATGTCCGATACCTTCGGCGTCAAAGACGAGAAGCCCAAAGCCAAGCCCGTAGAGGCGCCTCCGCGTAAGCGTGTGCTTATCGTGGATGAGCCACACGATCGCGCGATTCAAGTGCTGCATTCGACGGTGATCTTCCGTCCGGGTCAAGTGCTGACGAGCGACCACCAAATCCGCCTTGCCGAAGAACACGGCATTCTGACGCGCGAGAGAAAGTAACATGAGCATTACCCTGGCACAGCAAGCAGAGATTGCTCGGATGCTGGGGTATCCGAACCTCTCTCCCGCTTCCAGCCTCGAACTTGGGTATCCGTACTACGCCTCACCAATGGCGCAGTGGCAGCCGTACGCCTTTCTTGTGGACCGCTTGGCGCGTACGTCGGCGACCGAAGAAGTGGCGATTATGGGTGCGGAGAGCACGCTGTTCGGTTCAATGTTCACCCCTGCCGGCCTGTCGTTCACGCTTTCCACTGCGAGTAGCATCGTAAATGGTGCAACGCTTCAGATGGACCTGAGTGGTACACTGCTGACCATCACCGCGGGCACAAGTGAAACGCCGGCCACGATGGCCCTTAAGGCCGCGCAAGCGGTACAGCAGAACACGACGACCGCAGGCCAATTCCTTGCCAATGCAGTCGGCGCGAATATCAATTTGTACGTTCGTGCCATGGGCCTGGATGGAAACGGCATCATGGCGATGGCGACCTCATCCGATCCGAGCCTGCTTGTAGCAATCCCGCCAGCGACGGCCTCGCAGTATGCGTTCGGCTCGACTGCAGGCGGTGCGAACCCCAACGGGCCATACTACGTGCCCGAGGACAACCCGCAGCCGGTGTACGGCTACGTGCCAATCATCCGCACTCTCGAATCGGATCTTATCAATTCCCGGGAGAACCTCGATCTCGCGAAGGCGGATACTTATGTTCCGCGCTCCGACGAGATGGCGGCCCGCGCAACGCTGTGGCGGTTCTATCGCCGGCAGTTAGCGGATCGTTTGAGTGTTCCGCTCGACCCCGATATTGCGGGCAACCGCGCACGGCTTTCGCAAAGGGTAGTGTAACGTGGACCGCTTCCAGCGCATTGACGCGAAGATTCAGCGCGGGCGCGGGAAGGCGGCTCGCTGGCTTGGCTATCCGTTCGATGTGTATCGGATCACCCCGAAGTCCTCGGGGCAAATTGTATCGGGTACTCCCGTGTTCTCTCGGTTCAAAGCCTCGCTTGAGCGTGGAAAGAATGTCAAGGACATTGAAAACCAAGTCTTTGACGCGCTGACCTTTATTGCTGAGTGTGACAACCGCAAACTGGACATCGGCGATGTGTTGGTGCGGAC